ATTTGGTTTTTGAGCCAGCCGGGTACTCGGATGTAGAGGACGGCTTCGGCGTCAGACTGGTGTTTGACTCGTGACATCTCTGGTGACCAGGGTGGCGATGTATTCGCTGATGCTCATACCGTAGGCGTCGGCTTGGTCGATGAGAAGGTTTTTGATGGGGCCTTCTACTCTGAGGGAGAGGAGGGCGTGGGTTTCGTGGTCTTTGGCTCGGGTGGGGGGCCGGCCGGTGCGTCGGGGGGTGATGAGTTGCATGTGGGTATCTTACTACGCGATTTGACTTGATGGAAATTGGCGACTATAATGGTTGTCATGTTGAACTATTACCGTGAAGAGCTCATTCGTGAGCTCGAGAAGAAGAACAAGGGGAAGTGATGCAGCAGCCGACTCAGGTGGTGTTGCCGACTCCGAAGGAGTTGCCGCCGATGGTGTGGCGTTCTGAGGGTGCGTGCCGTGGCCAGAATCCCCAGTGGTGGTATCCGGCGCAGGGTGGTGCTACGCATGCGGCGAAGGCGTTGCGTATTTGTGCGTCGTGCCCGGTGAAGATGGAGTGTCTGGACTGGTCTATTGAGGCCGGTGAGTGGCACGGCATTTGGGGTGGGATGTTGGAGACGGAGCGGCGGCGTGAGGGCCGGCGCCGGGAGCGGATGAAGGCTAACGGCGTTCGCTGAGTTGTTGGCCGCAGTGGCCGCAGGAGACTCCGTAGCGGTTGTGTTTCCATTGGGGTCGAGGATGCTCGCAGTCAAGAAGTTCTGCGGCTTTCGCGTCGCATAGTTGTCGTACCATTTCAGCGAGAGAGATGCCGAGGCGTCCCGCTGTTTCCTTCCACCGTTCCCGGGAAGTTGCCGTCGCCCGGATGAGGACCTGCACCGTCCCCTCACCCGGTGCAGCCCCGCTGGTCCTATGGATGGTGAGGTCCGTTTCGTTGATCGCCATGTTCATGGCAACCTCAAGATTGTCTTCGTTCATTCGATGACCTCAACATCGGTGACGACTTCGATTTCCGGTACGTCCCGCTCTTGGTTACTCAATGCTGGCTGCTCGATCCGTTGACCGAGCATCGTCTCCACCTGCTCTCGGGGGAGGACCCCGGACTGGCCCATCAACTCGAGGAGCTGGCGGGCTTCGGTCTCCGGGTCGAATGCGTCCGCCGCGGCCGCTTGGTCGGCGCCGGCAAGAACGGCTCGCTGCGGGGCTTGCTCTGTTGAGTCCACCGTGATCGACACTTGGGCGGTTTCCATGCCGAGGAGGCGGGACCGTCGGTCCATGATTGCCAACACTTGCTGAATTGCTTTCAGGTCCGGTTCGACTACCATCTCCGTACCGTCCGGGGCCGTAATCTTCCGGTGTTGAGTCAACGGCCAGATGGCCTGCTGGAGCGCATCGAGGCGTTCCAACTCGAGCCGAAGGACTTCCGGGTATGCCATCAGGGCTTCCCGGTTCAAGCGGGACAGCTGGCGGTTCACCGCGGCGTTCACCGCCGAACTGGAGATACCGAACCGTTTGGCAATTTCGGCCGTGCTCACGCCGGCTTTCCGCATCCCGAAGATGCGTACATCCCGTTCCGCTAGGAACTCTCGAGTCAACCCTTCACCCATAGTGATATCAGTCTAGTGCTGTCCGTGGAACTCCAAGACCTCAAACGGGAAGAGTTCTGACCGGCGCATCCGGGTCGGCCATTGCCGTAGGTCACGGGGACCTCGCCACTGCTGCACCAAATATTCAGGGGTCGTACCGACCGCCACCGGATCTGGGGCGAGCGCATACCCGAACTCAGGCCACCGCATCCAGACCGCAGAACCCATCGGCCGTAGGTCTCGACCGGAGAGACCGTTCCCGAGAGGGGCGTGATGCTCGAGCCAGAGCGCACACCCGTATCGAGTCCGTAGCTCGTCAAGATATTTGGCGACTTCGATAGCGGTCGCCTCGGCGGTCTTGTTCCCGGGATCGATAAAGGACTTGTAGAGGGGACCGAGGACGAGGAGTTCGGGTTCCGTGGCCTCAATCTGGGCTTCCAGCAGGGCACGGTCCGCAGGCTTCAACACGTTGATGCCGTCCGGTTTGATCCAGAGATGAGCTTCCGGGTCAAGGTTCTTGTCATAGTTCGCTCGCACGTTGGCAAGAATCTTGCGGGACGTGCGCCGGATGATGCGCTCAGGGTTCTCCAAGTCCACGAACAATGTTCTGACCGGACGCATCCGACCGAACGTGAACGGATGTACCCCTGCACCCGACAGGATTGCTACCTGACGGGCGAGCATCGTCTTACCGACACCCTCCGCCGCAACAATCATCACTCGTTCGCCGCGCTCGAGCATCCCAGGAATCAACCAGTCATACGAGTCGTCGTCGGTTTCACCGATGAGCGCCGACCACTTCACCAGCCGGCCCGGATTCAACTGTCCCTGCGGGGCTGCCGCATCAAGCAGACCGCGCGCTCGAGCGAGCTTCGCTTCATAGTCAAGGTCACGGTCAGCGAGTTCAGCGAGTGCATCAAGAACAACTTGGAACTCGTCCACCGTCTCCAATGCGAGTTCCGTATCGACCGGCACCAGATCACTCATAGAGCCACCGGCCGCCAAAAGGTCAGCAACATCCTTATACGGTGCAGGAGGAACCCGCAGCTTTACCGGAATGCTGCGTTCCAGCAGTTCTGCTTCCACCGCATGCGCATGCCGCAAACCCGGTTCGTCGTTATCCGCAACGATGATGACCCGAGCACCGATAAGAGAATCCGAATGCGCGGCCGTCCACTTCTGCTGGTTCGGTCCACCCGCACCACCCGGATTCGTCGTAGCGACATACCCGGCGTCCTCTACCGCATGAACATCTTTCTCACCCTCAACAACGAACACGACCTGCCCGCTCGTCGCTGCCTCCCGCACTTCCGGCAACCGATACAACGGCTTATCCAAACCAGAAGTTGACCATGACCAACCATCACCATCAGGTTGCCGCTGCCGGAACGTCTTCTTCCCATCACCATCCCGGTACCGCAACACCTGAAACACCAGAAACCCATGCTCATCCACATAGTCGTAGGTGTCCTCAAGAGTTCCCGGTCCACGGGACTCCTTACGCATCGGAAGTTTCTCGTCCTTCGGAGGGAACAAGTCCGTCACCTCAACTCCCAACGCTCGACAAATGTCTTCCGTATCGCACCCATCACCCCGATGGCAATGAATCAACGCACGACCATCAGCACCCTCACCCACCGAAATCGACGGATTGTGGTCGTCAGCACGACACGGACACGCCGCAGCCCAACCCTCGCCGGCCTTACGAACCTTGTGCAGTCGCTTCAGAACATTCTTGACTTCAGGAGACGGCATCAAGACTCCTCACCGGGAAGACCGAGCCGCTCGAGTTCCAGCTCTTCGACCACTCGACGCCACGCTCGAGTAAATGCCTCACGGTCATCGCGGCCCGTCCCGTTGATACGCCCCTCAGCAAGAGCCTTTGAAACAAGAGGACTGACCTCAGTCCAGAGACCCTGCTCCACCGCACGCACCCGGTCAACCACCTGACCCCATGCCTGCTCCAACGTCAGAACATCCGTCAGCAGATTCGCCAACACCGTCCGTCGAATACCACCCGCTCGAGGAGGAAACGGCTTATCAGCGATGATGGCCGCATCAACCGCACGCTGCACCGCCTCAGCATTCAAATCACCGAGATACCGCCACCAAGTTCGCAAGAACGCTTTGCGGGGCTCCCCACCAAGATCAAGACCCCAGTTGACGATGACCGCCTCAGCAATGCTCTGAAGTTCTTCCTTCGTCACCAGTCAACCTCCTGGTCGTCGGCTTCCATCGCAATAGAAGCGAATCGCTCAATATGTTCGGCGTCACGGAAAATGAGTTCCAGACTGTCGTACCGGCGACCACGCGAGTTGTTTCCCATATGAAAGTCACTCAACGCACAACCATCAATAGCTGCCGTCAACGTCGGTAGGTCGTAATAGTCAAACCACTTCGCCAATAGTTTCTTACGCGCCGGAGTGAACGCCGGCTTCGGACCACGCCGTCCCGTCTTCATCTTCAGAACCCAATGCTCAAACAGCACCGTGGGTCCATCGACTTCAGGAACGTCGGGAACAATAAAAAGATTTGATTCATTCACGGTCGGGACTCCGTTGATAAACACCAGCAGGAACCACTATTCGCGATAGAGCTCATCCAGATATCTAAAGTCCTAACCAGATAGAGGTGAAGGACTTCACTATCAGAGTTATTTACTTCCTCCTACGTCAACTCAATGAGGTAAGAGAAGTTCTGAGTTCTAAGTGAAGAGGTTGCCCATCCCCCCTACCCCCCTTCCCGTGAGATTCTGGTCAGCAAAACGCCATCAAGGCGCGTTGAGCCAGACCCCCGGAAAACGGGCGAATGAGGAGAAGAGCTGGTTCCCGCTGGTACGAGCCTTATGGCTCTAGCGCTACAGCGGTCTTGCGGAGAGGACTGTAGCGATCAAACGACCGTCCGTCAACACGCAAGATATGGGGCACCTGATCCTCTAAACACAATATGTTGTGTCGTTGACAACGGGGCCGGCATCACCTACCTTCCCGGTATGGACTACCCCCTTCCCGAGACTTGGAACGACGGGGCGGCAGAAGCCGTCCGAGAAATGGTGCAGCGCAACGCGCAGCCCCGTACCCTTGAAGAACTCCGCACCACCTATGACGGGTTCTTCAATATTGACAAGCCCCTCGCGGGTGAAATCGCTGCCGCAGCATGGTCCGAGTTCGGGGCTCGCTGTCGAGCAAGCGCCGTCGTCCTCGCTAACGAAAGCCTTCTCTGGCAAACCGTTATTGACACGGTCATCAGGAAGCAGCGGGACTATGGCAAGGAGAACATTCGTCGGTTCGGGTATGTCGGTCTTGTTGTTCGAGTTCACGACAAGCTCGCTCGACTGGAGCATCTGCTTGCCCAGGGGGCGCGCCCGGAGAACGAGAGTCTTGGGGATACGGTCTTGGACCTTGTCGGGTACTCGGTTCTTGGGGTGATGTTGGCCCGTGGGACGTTTGAGTTGGAGATGGTCTAGGCCCATCCGATGAGGGCGGCTTGCCGGGTGGCTAGGGCCGCGGTGGCAAGGCTGTCGCCCAATGCTCGGTGGGCGTTGGTGAGTGGGATGCCGTAGGCGGCGCAGGCGTCTTGGAGTCGGTGCCTGCCGGTGGTGTGCCTGACTGCTCTGTCTCGTTCC